CCCCGTTCTAGCTCAGTTTTACTCCGAGCTATAAGGAGTGTCAAGTAAAACAGGACACACCCGCTCCAGGCTTCCATGGTTACACACTCATCGGTACTCCTGTCAATAGAGTGCTGATTCCGGAAGCCACTTGTGACGTATTATAAACTTGTCACAAGAACCACTCACTTTCTTCGCATCGTTCTTTACACGGGTCACCAACTTGCGAAGGTAACCACTCACATCATCCAGAAGAGGAGGATATTTCAGAGTTATAGGTATTAGACATCGTACCTTGTACTCAGTGCATTGAAGATCGGCATTCCAACGTCTCTGTCGCAATTGACAACAGCGATCGAGAGGCGCATCCTTGGTATCTCTGATCCATCCGAGAACCTGGGATTTTGGGCCCACAATAGGGAATTGACCTGCCCTAAAGCGGGGAACCTTATGGATTGCCATGCGAATCGAACGGGCTGTTTTCAGAAACCCTTTTTTAAACAGGGCCGCCTCCAATTGGAGGGCTGAAACCAGTTCGTTCATGGGTGAGGTAATTTTTATCACCGATTTAAATCGGGATGGAGTTATCTCTACGCCGTTATAGGCGTGTGTACCGCACGACTCGCGAAAGCGCGACCGGACGAAGCTCTTTTCTTCATTGAGTTTCATGCCAAACCTTGGCAACCAGTCGTAAATCGCTTGTGCACATTCAGCGGGAACGATAATATCGTCTCCATAAACGTACACTTGTCGAGATTTACTGTGCGGAAGACAAGAGAGCACGATGATCGCTTTGATCAGTGCATAATGCACTAAAGCCATCACCGGGAAACATAACGCACTCCCCATCGGCGCATACTTTGCCGAAGGATAGTCAACAATGAAGTTGATCGTATCAGGGAGCTCAATTGTATTTGTGGAAAGAGCCAACATTGCATCAAGCAATGGCTGGTTATCCGCAAATAGGTAAGACACCAGTTTTCGGGAAATGCGATCCGATGCCGACGACATGTCTATAGTCGCTAGCGATCCATCCCTTGAGCCAAGCCTTGCCAAGTCTCCATTTATCTTTTGGTCGGTAAAGTTAACCTTCCCCCTCGTTTCGGGGTGGGACTCTATCCGATCATACAAGGCATTTTTTATACCTTGCTGGAGAAATTGAGTTTCCAACTGCTCTATACATATTCCCCTCGCTCTCGAGAATGTTTTTGGAACAAACTCTAGGCGAGAAGTAGGTTCGAAAGCCTCTAATAAAGGCTTCCGCCTTGTTTTCCAAACTCGCAGGTCCCATGGACGTCGTCCACGGGGCGGGTAATCGGGTGGATAAAACCACTCGTCATACTCGAATACCTGCGCTAGGGTAGTGTACTTCACGTGTGGTTGGAAACGCACGTGAGGTTCGGTAGGAGTGTTCGTTACGCCAGGCCCCGGTCGGGGCAAAAAGAGTTCGGCTTGATCTGGGTCAAAAGGATCTAACCCATTTACTATCGAGCCTATAGTCTTTCTGGCATGACGAAGTATTGCCCTGTTGGGCTCAGCATCGTATTCAATATATTTTATATCGATGTCTGTCTCCACGAACTCGACTAACTGTTGGTCGAGTACACTTTGTTGGTACGGACCCTCCAATTTTTTGAAGGCTACAAGAACCTGATAAAGTTGGCTCATGCAAATGACCGTACTCTCACTATATGGATCTTCATAGATTGGCGCTACTAGCTGCTGTAGAAATACAGGGTATGTACATCCACGCTTTAGTTTAAAGCCAGGATAGGCCGATTCTCCTGTTTCGAGATAGTGTGTTACACTATCAAAGAAAGCAGGGAGAGTTCGAGTTGCAAAACTCAATCCCTCATGAAGAAATCGAGCACGGACTGTAGAAACGTCCCGCTCAAAGTCAGTTCTACCATATAGTGGATTGCTATTAAAGCAGTCAGTAAGAAGATCGACAATATACTCACATACACGATCGTGAGCAACAAGGAATTTACGCCATCGTTGTTTAGGCGTAAGCTTCTTTGGTCTTCTTCGACGCTTAGCTTTGCGTCTTTTTGCCACTGACTGACCCCGGAGGTTTCTCGGGGATTCCTTTGGCTTTTCAGGAATGGTGGTGTTAACCATCTAATCCTCCAGCCATGGATCATCATGTGAATGACGAATGTCGCCACTCGCACCTTAATAGCGCTTAGTGATATACGAAGTAGAACTCTCATGCGTCTGGGGTCCTCCGGATCTTTAGATCTTGGAGTTCATCAGATTAGCTAGGAAGCCTACTTCGCTAAGCGCATCCAGAAATAACACGAATTCAGGTGTTACTTCAGCCGCTGTGAACTCCTTGTCACAAGTTAGCGTGAAATTTAAAGTCACGCGCTTGAGCTCGGAGTCCGCATTGGCCGCAGGAACCAAATTAATGGTTCTCTGCAGGAGGTGCCTCGGGGCCGTAGGCTTGGAGTCGTGTTTTACCACGAGCAGAGATTGGGCGGAAATTGCCGCTGCATCTTCGATATAATCACCGACAACCGACTTACTGTCCGGTTGCTGCGCCCGGAAAGAAAATATCCGGTCCCCTACGCCGTCGTTAATTGTCATTGGATTAGTGAATAATCCCATGGTCTTTGTTCCTTCCAAAAGTTTATATGTTAAACAAGGTTATCGCACCTTGGTATAAGCGCCCCGAAGGGACCGAAGCCAGCTAAGTCACTAACTCTGGGCACTTTTCACCAGAGAACCCTCAGTAGCGCCATCATGTTCTTAATCTGCCCAGTATTAGGCAGTTGAACCCGTGGTAAAGCCGATCCTCTATTAGGAGCGGTCACGCGTCTGAGATAGTGAGACTTTGAAGTGCCGGTTAGAAGTACCGGAACTTCTCCTATTGGTGTCCCAGTTTTGGGGTTTGAACCCCTTACATCTGGGCAATAGAAGTCTGAAGTCTTAGCATGTGCAATCGCATGATACCCGAAGGTAGTTTTGTTATCCAATGATTCACAATATTGGATAGGCATGAGATTGACATTTGGATCTTTTGCCATGTTATGTATTGACTGGCCTATCTTTAAGAAGTAATCGGCCAGGAAGGAAAATGGTATAGCATCCCAAATTCCTTCGCCTGTGACGTCAAGTCCGTAATACCTGCGAAAGGCATCCCCATAACTACGCATTATGTAATCATATTCATATTCAAGCGTAGCATTGAACCTCAACGATGATACTATACCTCTTGGGCGCCAGTAATACGTAGCGCTTTCTGAGGTCCAGGTGATCTCACTATCAAGTAGTTCAGAATAGTAAGATCTCTGAGGGGCTTGGCCCCTTACCTGGAATTCTTTTTGTACACCGTCGATGAGGACCTGAGACTCTTTGAGTATTGATCCCACAGCATTTATTGTGGGTTTAACACAAAACTCATTAGTTAGCCTCAGTTCGGATATCAGTCGGGTCACGTCGTCGAACGTGTCCTTGATATTTTCTCTCAAGGACTTGTTATTTCTTTTAACTAGTTCACGACGTATCACGCTACGAAGCTTCTTAAGCTCAGCACCTAATTGGCGTATATTTCTTACTTTGCCAAAGTGCTTAGCCATAGAACGAAAGTCTTTGAGCTCCCAGATAAAATTGAGAGCCGAGACCTCACC